AGCACGTACTAGCAGGTAACGGTCAAATATTATATTTATACACTAAGGAATGGAGATAAGCATGAACTTCCTAATCGATTATGACACTCGCATAGTTGAGTGTAAGTGTGAACAGAACGACACCCTGTAAAGTACTTTGTTAAGCAGGGTAAGATATCCGCCGAGGAGGGTCTGTGAGAGTATTGCTGGCTCACTTTAAGATTCAAGACTACGGCGGTATTGTAAACTAGTCCGAGTATCTTGCCAGAGGCTTGAAGGCTAATGGCGTAGAAGTCGAATCAGTCATGCTCAAGAACAAGGGTAAGTCCGGCCATACCAAAGCCAAAGACCGTAGTCTAGACGCTGGCTGGGAATACGCTCCTGGTCTAGACCTCTGGATGCATCAGAAGACTGGCTGGGAAGGTATGTACCAGTTTAACTATGCAACCAGAACAAGCATGGCTGAGTGGAGCTCATACACCGAATCTTACGATCTCATAGTGTACGTTGTACCTGTACCAACCTGCTCCAAGCAAAACAAGGAAGACGACACGTGGTTAGACTTGTTTGAGAACACAATGGCTAACCAAGTTTCTGTAATACACGACGGCAATATGCAGAAACTTTACCCTCATATCCTGGCGACCCTTAGTAACTTACAAGGCGTGATATGTGTACATGACGCTGCTTTTAACAGCGCAATAGATTTGCCCGTTAACAGCGCCCTGATACCTAATGCTCATGCGTTTGACAAGGCTGCTACCGTAGTACCTATTAACCAGCGAGAAAACGGCTTTGTCTCAATGCAGACATTTAAGCGTTGGAAGCGGGTAGACGACCTCGTACGTGCTATACCTTATATGCAACCAAACCACAGGAAGATTATTTGTGGCGGAGGTATTGAGTATCACTACATGACCTCTAAGACTAAGTGCAAAGCAGAGTACCTTGATGAGCTCGGTACACCAATATGGGACGAGGCCATAGTCAGCGGTATGGAATACATGGGTTACGTTGATACCCAGGAACGCGACTCCATATTGAGCAGGGTTAAATTACTAATAGACCCTAGCTGGTCTCATTCTTACTCCAAGTTAGGAGCTCACTTCAACCGGGTTATGGTTGAGGCGATGTCGCTAGGATGCGTACCTGTTTGCACAGACCTGGGAATGAGTAATAGCTCTATGTTCAAAGCAGGAACTAATTATATCGAGATACCTTACAATATAAGCCCGGAAGGTTATGCCGAGATAATAACTCGCTCGCTAGAAGACAACAATCTGCTGCAAACAATACAAGACAACAACCTGAAGTTAATGAGCCGATTCGACTGCTCTACAGTAGCTGCTCAGGTAGTAGATTTTTGCTTTACATTGCAGCGTGACGACTACACAATTAGGTCGCCGGGTAATCCTAGCAACAAGCTAATACAGGATTGCACTAAGAAGCTTGCTCACTTCCAAGACTTTTAAGGATTTCTATTATGTATGTAATCAATGCTGAAAATGTTAATGACGCGCTAGACCAAGGATTAAGGCTAATGAAGGCGGAAGGCGTAGCCGTACCAAGCCGCAACGGTATGACCCTGGAGTTACCTGCACCCGTAACCACCGTCTATAAAAACCCTGCTCAGCGCGTCCTGGTAAGCTCTGCTCGGGATGCTAACCCGTTCTTCCACCTTATGGAATCTCTTTGGATTTTAGCAGGGCGTGACGATGTTAAATTCCTAGGCGAGTTTAACAAACGTATGGTTGACTTTAGTGATGACCGTTTTATATTCAATGCCCCTTACGGTTACAGGTTACGCAAGGCATTCGGTCAGGACCAGCTACAACGGGTTATTGATATCCTAACCAACGACCCTAACAGCCGTCAAGCGGTATGCCAGATATGGGACTCTACAGACCTCAACAAGGACACTAGGGACAAAGCCTGCAATATGTCCATTGTATTCCGTATGCGTAACCAGCGGTTAGACATGACTGTATACAACCGTTCTAACGATATGATATGGGGAGCCTATGGTGCTAACGTGGTACAGTTTAGTATGATCCAAGAATACGTTGCCGCCAGCTTAGGCGTTAACATGGGTACATATAGTCAGGTTAGTAATAGTTTCCATGTATACACTGAGGGAGCCGCTGGTGATGTCTATAACCGTACTAATGCTGGGTTCCAGGGTAACTTTAACCCGTATGAATATTGTGAGCGTTTGGTTACAATGTCCCATACTGGTATGCGTTTCTTCAACCAAGATTTAAAGCAGTTCTTTAAACTATATGATGATTTTGGTTTGGTTGAGGTTAATCAATGTAGCGACTGGCGATCAGCTTATTTTGAAGACCTAGTTATGCCGATGTTGTTGGTTTACTTGGTACATAAAACAGAAGGACCAGTCGAAGCCAGTAAGCACTTGAAGCTATTAGTTGCTGATGACTGGCGTATGGCTTGTGGAACATGGTTAGAAACTCGCGCTAACAAAGGATCCAAATAATGAATATTCGTAAGGTATTGCAGAGCGGTAATGTTGTTCGGTTCCATAGTAGTATCGGTATGGACAAGCAAAAGAACAGTGAGCATGAATGGGAAGTTGCTTTGATACTGCAATACATTTATCCGCAATGTTCCAAGGAATTATTGCTGGCAGCATTAACCCATGACGCGGCTGAGTATTATACAGGGGATATTCCATTCCCTACTAAACAAGCAAGCCCAGAACTGAAAAGTGTTTTGGATAAACTTGAGAGCCACTGGGAAGAGCAAAACGGCGTCCACTTTGACTTGTATCCAGAGGAAACTTACTTCCTTAAACTGGCAGATACTCTCAGCGGAATGTGGTACTGCATACAGCAAGTAAGGGAAGGTAAGATTAACGCCAAACGCCCTTTCCGTAAATGGCGCGAGGCACTGGTTAACGCGATTAACTACTGGGCTGACGAAGAACAAACCGCCAAAGCAGAAGAGATGTTAGAAGCGTTCAGCCGTGAAATGGAGGAACTGTAATGGATGTAAATGATATGCAAATAGGCGGAACCCATTACCGCAACAAGTATATCCACTGGGATTATGTATGCGATACTAATATGCCCTATCTACTAGGTAATGCCACCAAGTATGTCAGCCGCTGGCGTGACAAGAACGGCGTTGAAGACTTGCGCAAGTCTATGCACTATTTAGCAAAGGCAGAAGAACGCGGCGTATATATGCCGGTTAATAAGTGGTACGAGTTCCTAACAGTCAATACAACCCAAATACGTATTGACCAATTTACTCTCTACTTCTGCTGTCAGTTACCGCCAGAAGAAAGGCGTATTATTAATTTTATTGTTGAAGGTCATTATGACTCAGCAAGAATGTCAATAGAGGAACTTATCAACGAAGAAGAGTGTGGCCCCGGTCCAGGTTATGTCAACCAAGACCCCGATTACATTAGAGGATAATATTATGTCACTCGTTTCTTATACCGATTTGTTATACCTTGTTAGTACAGGGGTTATAGATGCAAAGCCAGAACATATAAACGGCGCTAGTCATGAACCATAATACTCTAGTTACGTTAGATATAGAATGCGTAACAAACTACTTATTGGTTATGTTTAGGAAGGTATCAACAGGGGATGTTCTTTACTTTGAAAAGTTCAATGACTCTGAACTTAATGTAAAGAATATCCTGCATCTTCTTAATACATATACGATAGTCACATTCAATGGTATAAAGTACGACGCCCTAATTGTAGAAGCAGCGGTTGCCGGGTTAAGCAATGCCGCTATTTACAAAGTCAGTCAAATGATAATAGATGAGGGTTTGCAACCTTGGCAAGTAAGAAAGCAAGTCGGTATAGCTGCTTTACAAATGGACCATATTGACTTGATACAAGTTGCTCCCTTAATGGCTTCCCTTAAGATATATGCTGGTCGCCTTCATGTTAAAGAAATGATGGATATGCCGATTAATCACTGGGAGGATATAAAGGAAAGCCAGTTACCCGATATCCGTTACTATTGCGGCTTGGACTTAATAGACACTGAAGAACTATTCAAAGTAATAGAATCAGAGATAGACCTACGGGCTGCAATGTCTAAAGAATATGAAATAGACTTGCGTTCAAAGTCTGACGCACAAATAGCAGAATCTGTTATCAAGCGGGAGCTAGATGAGCGTTATGATATACGTGCTACCCGACCAAAGATGGAACCGGGTACTCGGTTCCGCTACCGTCCGCCAGCTAATATTAGTTTCCTAACTGAGCAGCTACAAGCGGTATTGGAGCAATACTGTACGCTACCCTTTACCGTTGATAAAAGCGGATACATGGGTTTTAACTTTAAGCTTGAAGAGGAAGATCGTATAAAGTCCGGTAAGAATAAAGGCACCATGCCGGAAAAGAAGACCAAGCAAAAGTTCACAATGGGAACCACCTTGTACACTGTAGGTATTGGCGGTATACATACTAATGAAAAGAAAGCCCGTCACGTAACTGACAAAGACTATATAATACGAGACTACGACGTTGCAGCCTATTATCCGCATATAATCCTATTCAATAAACTAACCCCGAGGCACCTTGGAGAACCGTTCCTTAAGATATACCAAGCAATCGTAAAGCGTAGGCTAGAAGCTAAAGCCAAAGCAGGCCAAGCTAAGGAGCGAGGCGATACCAAAGCGTATGAATATTGGAAC